CAAGTGTTGGTACAGTATCAATCAGCGCAACTTAGGAGCAGATATGGACAAGAAACAAGTCAAGGCAATTGCCGACACCGAAGCCAAGAAAATGGTCAAAGGCCATGAATCCCGCATGCATGCCAAAGGCATGAAGGCCGGTGGCCCCACCAGCTTGGATCGTAAGAAATACGGAAAGAACCTTTCCCGTGCAATGAACCAGAAATCTGGGAGCAAATAATGGGCAAATACAGCATGAAGAAAATGGGCAAGGAAGTTGGCGATGCCAGCGTCTATGCCGAACCCCACACCATGGATGGGAAGAAGGCCAGCATCTCCAGCAACCCTGGCAAAGGGCCAAACGGGAGCGAGGCTGTGAATGTAAACATGTCAGTTGGCAACATCAACCGCAGTGGATATTCTGAACCCAAGACCAGCGGCATCAAGATGCGTGGTACGGGAGCCGCCACCAAAGGTGTGATGTCCAGAGGCCCAATGGGTTGAGGTTTCTATGGCAATGACATATGCCCAGCTTGTAGTCGCTGTCAGCGATTATTGTGAAAACACGTTCAATACAACGGACATGAACACAATGATCAAGCAGGCTGAACAGCGTATATACAACACGGTTCAGATTGCGAACTTGCGTAAGAACGTGACGGGAACGCTCACCTCTGGCAACAAGTATTTGTCATGCCCGGACGATTTCCTGTCTGTTTATAGCCTTGCTGTGTTTCCAAACAACAGCACAACCGCCACCGGGACATCTGGACTGTTTACCATTGTTGTTGCCTCAACCACTGGCATCGCAGTCGGACAGCAGGTAACTGGTTCAGGCATTGGATCAAATGCCGTTGTGCGGAGCATCTCTGGGACAACGCTCACCTTGACGGTGGCAAACAGTTCCACGGTGTCGGGCACTGTTACCTTTCAGGGCGACTACCTGTACCTGCTGAACAAGGACGTTAACTTCATTCGTGAGGCTTACCCCTTGTCTGCGTTCTCTTCTGAGCCAAAGCATTACGCCATCTTTGGCCCACAATCATCAAACGTCACTGAGTTGTCGTTCATTGTTGGCCCAACGCCAAACAGCACCTTCAGTGCTGAATTGCATTATTACTACTACCCGGAGTCCATCGTGACTGCGTCAACCACTTGGTTGGGCGACAACTTTGATTCTGCGCTGTTGTATGGGACTCTGTGTGAGGCTTATACCTACATGAAGGGTGAGCCTGATATGGTCAAGCTGGTCAATGATCGGTATATCCAATCAATTGCTCTGCTCAAGAACTTGGGTGATGGCAAACAGCGTCAGGATGCTTATCGTGATGGTCAGGTTAGGGTTCAGGTGAGTTAATGTCAATTGTCCAAACCCAGACCACCAGCTTTAAAGCGGAGCTTTATCAGGGCATCCATGACTTGACCACGGATGTGATCAAAATCGCCCTGTATACAGCCAATGCAAATTTAAACGAAGACACCACCGCCTACAGCAGTGTGAATGAGGTGGCCGCTACAGGCACTTATGTGTTAGGTGGTCAGACAATGACCGGGATCACCGTCAGCACATCTGACTACACGGCTTATGTTGGGTTCAACAATGTGTCTTGGACGGGCGTAATCACGGCCCGGTGTGCCTTGATTTACAACGACACTGTTGTTGGTAAGCCATCCATAGCAGTGCTGGACTTTGGGTCTGACAAGACATCGACCACCACATTCTTAATCACAATGCCAGCCAACACATCAACCACAGCATTGATCAGGAGTTCAAATTGATAGTCACGACCACCAAAGGCGACATGGATGATTCCCTGCTTGAGAAGCGGGAAGGAACCGTGGACAATGACAATGAACTGACCACCTGGGTTGAGTATTGGCTGGAAGCTGAACTTGTGCATCGTTCTGTACATGTCCAGTTGAAGAAAATGCCGGTATTTGCTGGCGCTCAAGCCGCATCATTAGGTTAAAGGAAACAAAATGGCGAACACACAATCAATGACCACCTCGTTCTTGGGCGAGGTGCTGACTGCAACCCACAACTTTGGTGTTGCTCCTACACGGGGAACGACCGCTGCTGACACGTTTAAAGCAGCCCTGTACCTGACATCTGCAACGATCAATGCCTCCACCACGGCATATTCGGCAACTGGTGAAGTGTCGGGCACAAACTACTCCGCAGGCGGCGTGACGGTGACCAATGCCACTGTCCCGGCATCCACCAACACTTCAACAACGGCTGGCACGGCCTATTGGACTCCTTCGGCATCAATCACCTACACCACAGTGACGTTGTCCACGGCGTTTGATGCGGTGTTAATCTATAACTCAACGCAGAGTAACAAGGCGGTCAGTGTCCACACCTTTGGTTCACAGACGATCACGGCTGGAACCTTCACCTTGACGATGCCTTCCAACACGACTTCGACTGCTCTGTTGCGCTTGGCTACCACCTAAAGGGGTAGATCATGGCCGGGTGGGGCGTTGGCGCTTGGGGCTACGGCACTTGGGGCAACGGCGAAACCATCCTCACCGGGGATGATGCAACCGGGGCTGTTGGCACAGTCACGCCTAGCGGGTCAGTTGCCCTATCAGGTGTAAACGCTTCTGGCTCTGTTGGGACAGCCTCTCCGGGCATAACGATAGCCCTAACGGGCGTTGTAGCTTCTGGGGCCGTAGGCACAGTAACGGTCGATGAGAGATCACTGGCCCTGACCGGAGTATCAGCTTCTGGCGCAGTTGGGACGATGGCTCCCAGCACATCAGAGGATGAAGACGGTGACATTGCTTATGGCTATGTTGGGGATGTTGGAAATGCCCATACAGTTGCCCTGACAGGTGTTTCTGCGGCTGGATCAGTTGGAACGATTGTTCCCAGCAAAGATGTTGAGATCACGGGGGTGTCAGCCTCTGGGTCGGTGGGTTCTGTCACTCCAGCTATATTGGTAGCCCTGACGGGCGTAACAGCGTCCGGTGCGGTTGGAACTGTTACAGCAGACAAGAGCAGGGATTTGTCGGGTGTTTCAGCCAGCGGGGCCGTAGGCACAGCCACTCCAAGTGCAACGATAGCCTTAACGGGCAATCTGGCGTTTGGATACCCAGGCGGGGTGATTGTTCCACTCCAACCGGTTACAGCGACAGCTTCTGTTGGATCGGTTGTTCAAGAGGTGTCGATTGCCCTGTCTGGTGTAAACGCATCAGGCTCCGTGGGTACGATGTCGGTAGCCGCAAGGGTGCTGGCTCTGACAGGTGTAAACGCAACAGGATCAGTGGGTGATGTGATTGCTGTGTATTGGAAGCCAATACCGGATGATCAAACTCCTAACTGGGCAAACATTGGAAATTCACAGACGCCAGGATGGGCAAATGTTGGTGACACGCAGACACCTTCGTGGCAAAATATCAGCAACCCGCAGACACCCGGTTGGGGAGATGTTTCAGATGAACAGACCCCCGCCTGGGAAGCAGTCGTAACTTGAGGTTTAAACATGACTACAGCATATACATCACTCTTAGGCTTCGCCCTCCCCGTCACGGGAGAATTGAGCGGGACATGGGGCGATACAGTCAACAACAGCATTACATCATTGCTGGACTCTGCAATCGCCGGGACAACAACTCTCTCCACGGACGCAGATGTAACTCTGACTAACCTGGACGGGACAGCGGACACATCCCGACAGGCCATTCTCTTATGCACAGGCGCACGGACGGCAATAAGGACAATTACCGCCCCGGCACTGTCCAAGATTTATACGGTCATCAACAGCACAACTGGCGGTTTTTCCGTACAAATTGTGGCCGCAGGCCCAACCACAGGCGTAACAATTGTTGCTGGTGAGGCTGCGTTAATTGCATGGAACGGATCTGACTTCATTAAAGTCAGCAACACAGGCGGGTCGTTTACAACTCAGAACCTGACAGTGACCGGGAACACCATCCTGGGTGATGCAATAACCGACACAACAACCCTTAATGCCCAGACAAGGTTTCAGTCTCGGGCAATCTTGGGTTATGCCAATATGACGGGGCCAGCGTCCACCAGCCTGTCAACCACGGCCCCTGCCTTCCTGTATAGCGGGGCAACAACTTACACCGTGTCAGATGTATCTGGCGGCACACAGACACATGCCCCCGTAATAAGTTTGGGTCAGGCAACAATAACCAACGCAACAACAAACACAATTTTTACCAATGCGTCTACCCTGTACATTGGCGGCACACCAAACGCAAGTACAAACATTACGTTTACACGCCCATATGCCCTGTATCTAGATTCAGGAACAACGACAGCAGCAGCGGCTGTAACTTACACCAATGCGGCAACTCTGTATATTGCTGGCGCTCCCACTGCTGGATCAAATGTCACCCTGACAACCCCATACGCCTTGTATGTGGCCGCTGGTGCTTCGTATTTGGGTGGCAACACAGCAGTCACTGGAACGCTGACTGCTACAAGCACTTTGGCAACTGCTACGGCAATTGTTAATACGACCAATGCCAACGGCACATTTTTGCAAATACAACTTAGCGGCACACCTAAAACTTACCTTGGTTCATCTGTAGCCATATCTGGCGTTGGCACATCTTCTGACACCGATGTTTATGCCACCGGAAAATTACGATTATTTGGCGACAATCAAGTAACAAACTATGCCACCATGTCCTCCACTGGCCTTGCAGTTACTGGAACGCTGAGTTCTACGGGACTAGCAACATTGACATCAAGCCAAATCACGGGAGCTACTTTCCCAGCAAGCGGCTCGGGCTTGGAACTTGTATTTCAAAGCGGAACCTCAAAACTTCAATCGTTTAATCGAACTGGTAGTGCATATTTACCATTAACGATAGACGGGACAACAGTAGGAGTTTTATCTTCTGGTGCAACAATAGGCGCTTTCTCCTCCACTGGCCTTGCAGTCACTGGAACATTCAGTAGCACCCTTGGAGCAACCATTCAAGGACTCACTGTAGGTCTTGGCGGCGGTGCTGTAGGAACAAACACTGCGGTGGGTTCGGGTGCTATTGCCGCAACGGCAACGGGCACTTATGCAACTGCAATTGGATACTACGCCCTTCCGGCATTGACAAGCGGGCTTTACAACACTGCTGTTGGGGCCAACTCTCTTGCGCTCAATAAAGGCGGCTCATCAAATTCAGCTTTGGGTGTTAGCGCACTTGGGGCAAATGTTTCTGGAAATCAAAACACGGCAATTGGCGTTGATGCGTTGCGGTTTACAACATCCTCAAATAACACTGCTGTAGGTTTTGAGGCGGGAAAAACAAATGTTTCAGGCACAGAAAACTTCTACGGTGGGTATTTAGCTGGTCAACCAGCAACGGGAAGTTATTTAACTTTTGTTGGAAGCCGTGCAGGTAATGCAAGTATTACTGGTGATGGTAACACTGCTGTTGGTTATTATGCTTATGGCTCTGGTGCAGGCGGTGCAAACAATACTGCTATTGGAGTACAAACCCTGTATTTGAACAACTCAGGCTCAAACAACACTGTTGTAGGTTATACGGCAGGGTATACAAACCAAACTGGCTCTTATAACACTTTTATGGGTGTAAGTGCTGGTCGTTTATCTAACTACAACGGTAACGCTTTCAACGCTGCTTATGGCTATGCGTCAGGATATAACCTAAGCATTGGAATAAACAACTCGTTTTACGGGACTAATTCTGGTTCTGAAGTAACCTCAGGCTCAAAGAACACCATCATTGGTAACTACAACGGCCTTGCCGCACCTATTTCCCAAACAGGTAGCAACTACATCGTGCTGTCTGATGGGGATGGAACTATTGGTCTTTCAACGACTTTTAACTCATCAGTAGCACTTAATGGCGCAGTCCCTCAAAGCGGCACAGGCATCACATTCCCCGCATCTCAAAACGCATCGTCCAATGCAAACACGCTAGATGATTATGAGGAGGGGACTTTTGACCCCACAATTACAAGAAGTGGCTCAAATCCTACTGTTACCTACACCAATCAACTTGGTTCTTATGTAAAAGTTGGACGATTGGTCAATGCAACTTTTGCTGTTTTTTGGTCTGCAAATTCGGGTGGTAGTGGAAACTTTACCATTTCTGGATTACCTTTTACAAACACCAATAGTGCTGACAACTACTCTCAAGCATTTGGCGTTGACATGTCTGGAGTAACTTTTGCAGTAGGCACAACAACATTTGGCGGTTATGTAAATGTAAATACCACAACAATTTTTTTAACATGTGCTGGTTCTGCTGTATCTTCTTCTGCGCCAACTTTAGGAAGTACTGGTTACTTATATATGAGCGTTGCTTACATGGCATCCGCTTAACAATTTTTTAGCTTGATTGGATTTATCAAGCTGGACACAACGCCAACTTTAAGGAGAAACCCAAATGGCAATCACCAAAGAAAAAGCAATCGATCAAATCACCGTGACTGAGAACGGCATCGTTCTCTACCGTGAAGCTACCCGCATCATGGAAGATGGTCAGCAACTGAGCCAAACTTACCATCGCTCAAGCCTCACGCCGGGCCAAGACTTGACGGGCATCCCTGCCAATGTTGCGGCAATCTGCAATGTCGCTTGGACTGCTGAGGTCATTGCGGCATATCAAGCGCAAGTGGCGGCACAAACGCAAGGAATGCCAACATGACCACTTTCACCACGACCATCATTGCCATGTACACCCTGCAACAGCCTGACCCCAACTATGTGGTCAATGCTTTGTGGGAAGTCACTGGCGTGGACGGGGAGTACACCGCATCCATCGGCGGCAACACCACCTTTGACTCAACCCAAGCGCCTGAGACATTCATCCCATACGACCAGCTTACCCAAGCCATCGTCATTGGGTGGATTCCAGAAAACGCCATGGCAAGCGCACAGGCGTGTGTACAGGGCCAGATCGACAGCATGATCACGCCGCCTGTCAGTCCTGCAAATACAGCTTTGCCTTGGGCATAATTGATATGGGCAACCCGCTGGCCCTGACAGCGGTATTTTTTTGGAGAAACGCATGACTGAGCAAGAGACTCTGGCAACCCCTGTCAAACTGGAACTGCCCTTGGGCGCAGTGAACATGATCCTGGCCGCCTTGGCAAAAGCACCTTATGAGCAAGTCGCTGACTTGGTGCAAGCCATTCGTGAGCAGGCCATCCCCCAAGTGCCAATGCCTGAAGAAGCCAAGCCTGCGGAGCAGCCATTGATCCAATAACCGCATTTGCCCTGTGCAAAGGGGCATATGAAGGCATAAAGGGCTGTATCAGCGTTTACCAAGACCTGAAGAAAACCGGGTCTGATCTGACAAAGATCACAGGTGAAGTTGGTACAGCCCTTTCAAGTTTTTTCAAGGGCCACGCAGAGTTGGAATCTAGCCATGAAAAGGCTGAGTACCAACGTGAAGAGAACCAGAAGAGGGGGATAAAAGACGATCTTGCCACACAAGCCATAGACAATGTGATGTATCTGCGGCAGACCAAGCAGTTTTATGCCGATCTTGAGAGAATGGTGCGCTGGGAGATGGGGCAACCTGATCTCTGGCGTGAAATTGTTGAAGAGTATCAAAAGCTGTTGGATCAGAAATCGGAGCAAGCGGCACGGGAGTTGCACGAAAAGCGGGTGAAAGCATGGCGGCGACAAAGGTTAAAAAATCTGATGCTGGACAGGGTGCTGGAAACGGTGGTGGTGGTTTTCGTAACCGGATACCTGATATGCCTAATGTGGATAATCAGTCTTCATCATCGGGGTCGTTTGGATACCTTTTTGTCCTGATCTTGTTTGCATTGGTCTTTGTGCTGGTCATCCCTCTGGTGGGGATGCTGTATGTGGACACGTTGGTGGTGAAAAGAGAAGCCAAGGCCCAGATGGAAAAGGTGGAAAAACTGCGTAAGCAGGTTGAAGAAGAAAGGAAGAAAGATGATTGATCTTACCAAAGCCATCGGAGCAGTTGCCGCAAGCGTTGCCGCACTGGGCGGCAGCTATACGCTGGCCGATAAGTTTGGCTGGTTTGATAGAGCCATTCTTGAATGGTCACCAGAGCATTTTAAAATCGTAGCAGAGGCTGGACAACCCATCAATGTCACCGTTGCCAGAATTAAAAAACGGGACGATTGTTCTGTTGAGAGCTTTACGCCAAGCATTCGGGACGCAGCAGGCATGGTGCATGAGGCAACCACCACCGCAAGCAAGTTCAGCGGCCCGGCAGGCCCAGAGATCGACACGTTTACATACCAACTCACCATGGTAAGAAAAGAGAAGATTGCTGAAGGCAAGGCCACTTTGCTGGCAACCATCAAATACAAGTGTCCCGAGGGCGAGCGTGTTGTGCAATACCCCCGCCATGCAAATCTAAGTTTTGAACTAAAAGGTTAAACAATGCTCACTCTATTCTCATCCCTAATAAGTTTTCTCATGGGCGGCTTGCCCAAGATCCTTGAGTTCTTCCAAGACCGGGCTGACAAGAAGCATGAGTTGGCACTTGCCGCCATGCAGACCGAGCGTGAATTGACCCTAAAGAAAGCTGGCCTGGAAGCGCAGGAACGCATTGAACACATCCAGACCGAGCAGATCCAGATCAACGCAGAGGTCACCAATGCCCAGACCCAAATGCAAGAGCGCCAAGCCCTCTACGCCCACGATATAGCCTTAGGTCAAGGGGCAAGTACCTGGGTGATCAATATGAGGGCCGCAACCCGCTCTGTGATCACTTACGGCATGTTCGTGATGTTCATGTTCGTGGAGATCTTTGGCTTCTACTACGCTTGGCACACGGATGTGGCGTTTGATGTGGCGATCAACCAGCTTTGGGACGATGAAACACAAATCATCTGGTCGTGTATCGTGTCGTTTTGGTTTGGCGGTCAAGCGTTTAAATCAAAATGAACTTAAACGCTGGAAAAATGGCCGCTGGATTGGTCGAGGAAATACTTGAGGTTATCCACAAGTACGATGAATCCATGTATCTGCCCACCGTCTTGGGGGTTCTGGAGTTGGTAAAAATGCAACTTATTCAAGACCACCAAGAGGATGACGAAGAATGAACGTCAGCCCAGAGGCCATTAAGGTCATCTGCCACCATGAAGGTATACGGTTTAAACCATACCGTTGCCCCGCACAGCTTTGGACAATAGGAGTCGGCCATGTACTTTACCCAGACCAAGCTAAGCTACCAATGGATCAAAGAGGCGCTTACCAGCTACGGCCAGAAGATAGCCGCACGTTTTCAAAGGACGAAGTAGATGGGATTCTCAGGTCTGATCTTGCAAGGTTCGAGCGTGGAGTTGTTCAATTCTGTCCCGTTCCTCTTACACAAGGCATGTATGATAGCCTTGTTAGCTTTAGTTTTAATGTCGGTCTTGGAACACTCCAGCGTTCAACGCTTCGTCAAAAGCTGCTTCGGGGCGATAAAGCGGGTGCTGCGGAAGAACTCTTGAAGTATTGCATGGCTGGTGGGAAAATACTCAAAGGGCTGCAAAATCGGCGTATCGATGAACGAGCCATGTTCTTGTCATAAGGTAGACCATGCCACTCAAAAAAATTCAACTCAGGCCCGGTGTAAACAGAGAAAACACACGTTACACCAATGAGAACGGGTGGTATGACAGCGACAAGATCCGGTTCCGTCAAAGCACCCCAGAGAAAATTGGCGGGTGGCAACGTATTTCTTCAAGCACGTTTGTTGGTATCTGCCGCTCTCTGTGGGCCTGGGTAACGCTGGGCGCTGCCAATCTTCTGGGGCTTGGCACAAACCTGAAGTTCTACATTGAAAACGGCGGGTCGTATTACGACATCACACCAATTAGGGCTTTAAACGTCTTAACTAACCCGTTTACCACAACCTCCGGGTCAACGACAGTTGTTGTGACTGACACAATTGGCGGGTACATAAACAAAGACTATGTAATTTTTTATCCCAGCTATTTGTTTACTGTAGCCATCACTGGCACGGCAGGTCAGTTTTCTTGTGCAGCCACCACTCTAACGGTGGGACAGGCCATTCAGATCAGCGGAACATATGGTGGCGGTGGATCCATTACCGGGTACGTTAATCCGACAACCTACTACATCATCGTAACCAACGGAACAACCACGTTTGAATTGTCAGCAACCCCCGGTGGAACCGCCATTGCAACAACAACAGGAACCCCGACAGGATTGACCTACACCCAGACAGTAGGTGGGTTAAGCATTACAGGCGAGTATGCTATTTCTTATGTAGCTACAAGCCTGTCAAATGTCAATATCACCGGCATAGCAGGGCAATTCTCATGCAATGCAGCCGCATTATTTGTTGGGCAAGCATTGACCATTAGCGGCACATATGGCGGCACTGGATCAATATCTGGATATGTCAACCCAACAACTTACTTCATTATTACAACTAACGGAACCACCACGTTTACACTATCTGCCACCCTGAGCGGGCCAGCAATCACCACAACCTTAGGTACTCCTTCGGGGCTAACTTATAGCGGGGTTGCGGCATTCACAATTCAATCTGCCACTGCGGCAACATCCACCGCTAATGGTGGAGGCGTTGTAAATGCGGTGTATGAAATAAATAACGGGCCAGAGTTTGCCGTGACTTTAAACGGATGGGGCGCAAGTGCATGGGGGTCTGGAGCGTGGGGTATTGGTGGCTCATCAACTGACTCCCTGCGTTTGTGGAGCCAAACAAACTTTGGTGAAGATCTGATCTATGCCCCCCGTGGCGGGCCAATATATTACTGGGACGCTTCCATTGGCTTCACAGGCTCTACCTTTACGGTGACTATTGCCAACCCAGGGGTTCTGTCTACCAGTTTAAACCTTACCAACGGAACAGCTTTAACGCTAACCACTACCGGGGCGTTGCCCACGGGGTTAACAGTAGGCACGGTCTACTACGTTGTGAGCGTATCAGGAACGCAGTTTAGCCTTGCCGCCACATACAACGGGGCCGCTATAAACACCACCGGATCACAGTCTGGGGTTCATTCATTTTCGCCCAGAGGTATTGACCTCACAGACCTGGGTGGGGCATCAAGTGTCCCCATCATTCAGAACTTTATCCTTGTGTCAGACACAAGCCGATTTGTATTTGCATTTGGATGTAATGATTACGGGACAGCAACTCAAAATCCAATGTTGATACGGTGGTCAGATCAGGAGTCGGTTGTCAACTGGAATCCAGCGGCAACAAACCAAGCTGGTAGTTTGCTGCTCTCTCATGGATCAGAGATCATCACGGCCATGCAGGCCCGTCAGGAGATTTTGGTGTGGACGGATTCATCCCTGTACTCCCTCCAGTACGTTGGGCCACCTGTTGTATGGGGTTCCCAGCTTGTGGGGGACAACATATCTATCGCCTCAGAAAACGCAACGGCATACGCCAACGGCGTAGCCTACTGGATGGGTGTAGACAAGTTCTACAAATACGATGGTCGTACCCAGACCTTGAACTGTGATCTGCTTCAGTATGTTTTTAACAACATCAACAAGCTTCAGTATCAGCAGGTGTTTGCCGGGACAAATGAAGGCTTCAATGAAGTCTGGTGGTTCTATGTCAGCAATGACAGCTTGGACAACACAATTGACAGCTACGTTGTATTCAACTACTCAGAGAATCAAGGGCAGGGATGCTGGTACTACGGGTCATTGGCCCGGACAGCGTGGCTGGACAGTGGCCTGAGGGACTACCCCATGGCCGCCACATACAGCTACAACCTTGTCAACCATGAGCAGGGCGTGGACAACAATGAAACGGCAACCGCATTGCCGATTGAGTCCTTCATCACCTCATCTGAGTTTGATTTGGAAGACGGGGATAGATTTGGATTTATCTGGCGTGTGTTGCCCGATGTGAAGTTTGTGGGGTCAACTGCGGCAAATCCACAGATGACCATGTATCTCAAGCCCATGCAGAACTCAGGCTCTGGGTATAACAACCCTACATCGTTGGGTGGGTCTGATAACGCCACCGTGACCCGCACTGCAACAGTTCCCATTGAAGCATTCACCGGGCAGGTTTACATCCGTGTGCGGGGCCGTCAAATATCCATGGAGTACAGATCAACCACCTTGGGTGTTCAGTGGCAGGCTGGCTCTCCACGGATTGACATCCGTCAGGACGGCAGAAGATGACAGACATTTCCAAAGTTGTTGCGCCACGACTGCCCAATGCGCCACTTGCGTATGAGCCAACATACCAAGAACAGTTTATGAACATCCTGCGGTTGTACTTCAACCAACTGGACAACTCTACCCAACAACTCACTACAGACCGCAACCTGCTGTATTCTGTTTACACAGTGGCTACGCTGCCCAGCGCAGTGACCAGCGGCAAGGGCGCAAGGACATTTGTGTCAGATGCCTTGGCTCCTACATTTGGGGCAACCGTGGTTACCGGCGGAGCGATAGCCACCCCCGTGTATTCAGACGGCACGAATTGGAAGGTTGGTTGATATGGCAGATAAAGAAACAGCGCAAAGTCTGCTGGACAAAATACTAAAGGAAGCTACCGATAGCAAATTGTCGCCCATGGATTTCCTGGGCACAAAGAATGCAACATTAAACACCGCATTAAAAGCATTAAAAAGCGGAGAGGCAACTATCAGCCCACAAGGGGCCATCGTTTCCAAAACGAAAATGGTTCCTTTTGATAAGCAAACGTATCAACTTGGTAGTCAAAAATATTTTATCAATGATGGCGGCGATTGGGAAATTGCGCCAGAGCCAAAACCAGTAACTTATCTTCAATTAAAAACTATGCCCGATGGTAGCTATGGCCTACCAAAAATCAAAAATGAAAAAGATGGCGGGTGGTTTGAGTTTTCTCTGCCAAAAACAGTTAACCCGGTATACAAAGAAAGAATCGTACCTGCAAAAGAGGCTCAGACGTATATTGATATTGATGGATTTTGGCAAACCTCCCCAGCGGTTCCGCAAAAAGTTTATCAAGACTTGGTTAGCCAGGATCTTCCCAAAGATTGGGATACCAATGCTTCTGTAAAAGTAATTCCAAAAATACCCGGCGGCAAGGACTTTAGCTACCAAGATTATTACCACACTTCAACGGGCGTTGGGAACGACATTGCGGCAATTCAGCAGGGTGATGTGGTTGCTGAGAAATACATAGAACATTACGAAGATGGCTCTGAGGAGATGTACAAGCTTGTCAATTCTGATGGAAGCGTTGTTGCATACGGGTACAAGAAATATGCAGATGGCGTTTTAAAATCTCAAAACTACTGGGATCATGTACACGCTGGTTCGCATAATGTGTATATTGGGTTTGATGATAAATCAGGTCGTGTAGCGCCGGTACAAAATTTTGAAGAACAGGTAAGGTATAACCTAGACCAAACAAAATCAGGGCTACAGTTAATTACTGATAACGCAAAAGCAGCATTGCCTGTTTTTGCAATGATTTTTGCGCCTGTAATAGGCGAAGTTATTGGTGCAGCCCTGATGGAGGCTGGCGTTTTAACAAGTGCCAGTGCAGCAACAGGTGCAGCTATTACCGCTGGTGCAGATGCCGCCGCCGCCGCAACCGCAGGAGCCGCCGCAACAGCAACCGCAACAGCCGTTGGTACAGGTATAGCAAATGCAACAACAAACATGTTGCAGGGCATGCCAGCAGATCAAGCTATTGGAAGTGCGGCAATAAACACGGGAATACAGCTTGGCATGCCCGGAGCAGTGACTGACATTAAAAATGCAGTCTCCACTGTAACAAGCAACCCAGCAATAACTAATATTGTTACAGGCGCAACAGTGGCCGCCGGAACGGCATTGTTAAAGGGCAAGAATGCATTAGAAGCTTTTCAAAACGGTGGCACATATGCTCTTATAAATCAGATTGGTTTGGATATACCGGGCTTTGCGGACATGAACGCAACGGCCAGAAAGGTAATAACAGATGCAATAACGGCCAAAGTATCAGGTGGTAATTTCAGTCTTACCCCTGAGTACATGCTCAATACGGTTATTGCAACGGCAAACCAAAATAAAGCCGCTCTTGACGCTGGGTATGACAATGCTGACCAGAAGTTGGCAGCCGAAGATGGGGGCTTCCCTGACGCAAAGACGTTTAAAGCGGCAGACAAAGCAGGTTTCACAAACATTGGCGAATACAACGATGCCAAAGACAAAGGCTATGACAACGCAAATGATTTCCGTATAGCCAAGGCATCCGGATACCTTGATGCAATTGAGTACAAGGAAGGCAAGGCCGGTGGCTTTTTATCTGCCGACAGTTTCCATGAGGCCAAATATCTGGGCCTTGATGATCAGACCGAGTTAAATAAATATAAAGATGGTAAATTTACCAATGTTGATGCATTCAATGATGCAGAAACAAAAGGGTATAAGGATGTGGGAAGTTATTCTGAGGCAATGATTGCGGGATGGAATAGCAAAAATGAACAAGATGCCGCCGCAAAGTTAAACATAACTTCCCCAGAAGAATATAGGACGTTACTTAAAACAGACGCAGCAGAAGCCGATGCTAAAACGCATGATTATGACTCTGCGGCACAAATGCGTGCGGCACTGGATGGGGGCTTTACCGATTCCAAGACGTTTAAAACGGCTGACGCATTGGGTTATACCAATATTGGCGAGTACCAAGATGGAACGGCCAAAAAATTCGATAATGCCGATGATTACAGAACAGCAAAAAACGCTGGTTTTGAAGATGAATTTACCTGGAAGGAAGCCAGAGCACAGGGCTTCAACAACTTTGCCGATTATGATGATGCTAAGGATATTGGCATAGCCAGTTTAGATGCGTATAAAAAATACAAAAATGGGGCCTTCACCGATATAGAAGAATACACAGACGCTGTAAACAGGGGCTATTCCAACAAGGCTGAATATGATGATGCTATGGAAACGGGCTGGGAGAATAAGAACGAGCAAATAGCCGCCGGTAAGGTAAACATAACTGATCCAACAGAATACAGACAGGTTTTAACTGATGCCGCCAATGAACGCTCTGCCAAGGCAGAGGGCTACGACTCAGCGGCACAACGACAGGCCGCCCAAGACGGGGGGTTCCCCAATGCCGCCACGTTCAAGGTAGCAGACAAGGCTGGTTTTACAAACAACGCAGAGTTTGAAGCCGCAGGCAACGCAAGATTCAATAACGCCTCTGACTACCGTGGCGCTCTGGCCGCAGGTATTGAAACGCCTGAAGAGTTTAAACAGTACAAAGACAGTAATTATTCGGATGTGCTGGATTACCGCAATGCGGCGGCAAAAGGTTTTTACACAAAAGCTGAGTTTGATGATGCAACCACCAAGGGATACTCAGACAAAGCAACATATGACAAAGCCGAGGATCTTGGCTTTAGAAATGCCAGCGATTATTCAATTGCAACCGCAAACAACATTGATGCAAAGACATGGAATGAAAACAATCATCTGGCAGTGGATGATGGCTGGGATAACTACGCCGAGCAATTAAACGCAGAAAAGCTGGGCTTTGATGACCCGGAGATCTGGAAATATGCCAATGCAGTTGACCTTGAGAATGAAGGGTCAGAAATAACCGAAAACTACCTTGCCTCACAGATGGTAGAGATCGGGAATGATTGGTGGGCCATGCCAGACATGGATGTGATATTCAATGTGAACACTGGCGAAGTGCAGGACGAGTCAGGCAATAAAGTAGATGCTGGCTCATTAAAACTAGGTAACCAGAAGTTGCCAGTGGATTTTTTCCAAGGCATCTTGACCAATCCGTTTGTAAACAAGCAACCACCTACAAAGCCCACTACGCCAGATCCTTCTACTGACCCAGCATCCCAGGCTGGACAGGTCATTCCGGACTTCCAAGACCCCAGCCAGATTGCCAAACGCAAGGAGCGGGGTACGCCGTATTCCTACAATCCGGAGTGGAGCGTGTTGAATCCTCAGGCTTCAACCAATCCGCAAACTCAACCTCAACAGAAGACTCAGCCACTAGCACCAAACACCTCAGATGTGGTGCAATCAGGGCTGTTTTCTGGTATTCTTTCCCCGTATAACCCGCAGCAAGGTGGCCCTTATGGATGATGAAGATTTTTCCCAGTATTTCACAGACCAAGCTGAACAATCAAATTACAACCAGCCTGCGCCTTTTGATATGTCAGCATATCAAAGCCCGGAAATCGACCAGTACATGGCACAGGTTTCAGGTGGGGATCCTGAAGGCGCAAGGGCGTATGCCGATCTTCAGCAAATGATGCAAGATAGACAGGCAACTGGACAAGGCATAGTGCCAAACTTTGTTGGCAATGACCAAAGCTTTGGGTTCATACCACCCAACCAAGAGTTAACTCCAGCGGAAAAAGCCGCAATTGCACGGGAAGAGGCAAGCCCCGGCGGCACAGCCATGTCCGAAGGTGATAAAAAGTATTTGACGGGCGGTATTTCAAGCGCCTACAAGGCTTTGCAACAGGCCAATAAAAAAGCTGGCCCGGATCAAATCTCCAAGAAAGACATGCTGTCCATGCTCATGCCCATGCTGTTGGCAATGATTGCCAAACAACAAGGTGGTGGTGGGTCAAGCATGTCCCCTGAACAGCAGGCCACTCAGCCAAAGATTCCATCCTTAGCCGCCACACGGGAAATGACTCCCTATGTTGCCCCCGGCGAAAAGGGATACACCCGTCCCGGCGCTGGTGGTAAGACGTATTTTTCTGATGTCCAGTACAAGGCTGATGGTGGCGCAATCCAATCACAGCCCTTTAATCCTGGACAGACAAATTACAAAAATCCTTACTCGCCTCAGGATCCTGTGCCAATTGCTATGCCAACCACATACAAAGCCGCTGGCGGTGGCATTGGTGACCTTGGTGGGTACTCAGATGGCGGTAGGCTATTAAAAGGCCCAGGGGATGGTGTTTCCGACTCAATTCCTGCGAAAATAGGCCAAGACCGGCCAGCGAGGTTGTCTGATGGGGAGTTCGTTATCCCCGCCCGTATTGTTTCAGAACTTGGTAATGGCTCAACAGAGGCTGGGGCGAAAAAGCTCTACGCAATGATGGACAGGGTCAAGAAGGCCCGGAACCACAAAAACATTGCAGCCAACACCAAGGCCGACAAATATTTACCCGCTTGAGGTTTAAACATGACAACTCCCGCCTCTACAACCCCAGGAATGACCACCACTGCCGGTGGTACGACTCAGTCGGGCCTGTCTGATTTTGCACAGCCATACATCGTTGGCTCTGCATCTGACCCTGGTTACCTTACCAAGGCGAAGGCTCTTGGCAACATGGGGTATCAGGCATACGGCGGCCCATTGACCGCCGGGACATCTGATCTTCAGACAAAGGCGTTCCAAGGTATCGGGGGCCTGTCAGTTCCAAGTTCAATTGGTACAGCCGCAACCACGGCGGGGAATGTGGCAAACAAGTTTGCAGGGATGAGTTACAACCCAGCGCAGTTCAACAACCAATTCACTGCGCCCGGAGCGTACCAAACAGGTCAGTTTACAAATCAGTACCAAGCACCCGATCAGTATCAGGCGGGGCAGTTTGATACCGGCACGTTTGGTGCTGATCAAGCCCAGCAGTACATGAATCCGTATTTGCAGTCTGCGTTGAATCCTCAGTTGGAAGAGGCCCGGAGGCAGTCCCAGATTACCCAGTTGGGCAACCAAGCCAAGGCAACTCAGGCCGGTGCTTATGGCGGTGGCCGTCAGGCAATCATGGAAGCTGAAACTCAACGTGCTTTGGGGTCTAACCTTGCCAACATTACCGGGCAGGGTTACAACACGGCCTACGACAAGGCCATGGGCCAGTTTAATGCTGACCAGACCCGCCAGTTACAGGCCCAGCAGGCCGGGGAGCAATCCAGGCAGTTTGGCGCAACTCAATCTGCCACAGCCGCCGATCTCATGGCAAAGTACGGCCTGTCTGCACAACAAGCGCAGGAAGCGTCACGGCAATTTGGCGCTGGTCAGGCCATGACCGCCGCCCAGCAGGCCGCTCAATACGGCTTGGCAGGTCAGCAAGAGACAGAGAAGTCCAAACAGTTTGGCGCAAACTATGGTTTAGAAGCCTTGAAGAGCCAGCTTGCCGCCGCACAGGCACAAGGCGCATTGGGTCTTACCGAGAACACGGCCAACCTTGCCAACCTCCAGCAACAACTTACAGCGGGTGATACCCAACGCAAGATTGAGGCAGAGGGCATCAAGGCTGATCTGGATGAATTTAATGTGCAGCGGGAGTTCCCGTATAAACAGGTTCAGTTCCAACGGGACATTTTGTCTGGTCTGCCCGTCACTGCAATCACATCTCAGGGGCCACAGCCCAATGATTACGCTTCATTGATCGCCAGTTTTGGTGGCATGGACAAGATGATCACGGATGCAAATGCAAACCCAACCACAAAGAAACTTTTGAAATATCTGGGCCTTGACTTGGATGAGGCTTTAGGGGGTTAATATGAATCTAATACAAGTACAAGACCGCCTGAAGGACATGCCTACACAGGCAATCATGTCCTATGCCAATGGATCAAACCCGGACGTTCCTCCTTACCTTGCTCTAGGCGAATTAAACCGCAGAAAGCAGATGGAGCAGAAGCACGCCGAGGCTCCGCAAGGCACGGTCAAGGATCAGATAGAGCAGTCCGTCAAGCTTGCCCAAGCCCAGAAGGCCGCACAGGCCCAAGGTCAGCAGAAGATGACTGAGGCCATGGGGTCACAGCAAACTCCCGTACCCGGTGGCACACCTCAACCCCAGGAGCAGCCTGAGTCAGGCATTGCTCAACTGCCCACAGGCCCCATGAATTTCCGTGACGGCGGGATTGTTTCGTTTGACGGGGAAAATGCAAGTCTTGTTGATCAAAACATGCCGTCAGACGAAGAGTCGCAGTTTATGAAAGATCTGCGAAAAATGTTACCAGGGTTAAGCCCTCAGAATTTACGGCTGAGAGGGATGCAGGAAAGAGCAGTCCCAAGCCAAGACGCTTTAAAACGACAGGCCGCTGGCCCGGTAGGGTATTTTTCTAGTTCGGCAGATGAATTTGCACGGGCAAAAGCTGATGCATTGGCGGCTGAACGGAATCCACAGGGTTCTTCTGCAACTGCCGCATCTGAATTGGCCGCTGCAAGTGCATTTGAAAATCAAGGCGCTCCCGCAAAAGCGTTGCCACCTACGACCCAAAGACCTCCAAGCGTTGGCGGTGGCAGAGTGCCCAGTGGCGCACCCCCATCTGGAGCACCACAGGCTGGCGCTCCTACGCCTGAAAACATGTACGACACGCTGATGAAGCGGTCTGAGTCTAGAACGGCAAGCCAGCCAGAGTTGCCTGAAGATTTGCGGAAGAAAATGGCTGAATATCTGCCATATTTAAACACTCAGCCCGGATCAAAGCTGGAAGAGCTTTACACCCAAATTGCAAAACGTGATGAAGAAGATCGTGCCCGCTTCCTTAAAAACGAGGAAGAACGCAAGCAAGGTCGTTTAAACAGAGGATTGATGGCTGGTGCAGAAGCAACCCGAGGCCGTGGTGGTATCGGTGCTTTAGGTTCATTCTTTATGGGCTACGGCAAAGCTGGCGAAGCAGAGGATGAGGCCGCAAGAACCCGTACAGATGCCCAGCGGAAGATAGAGCGTGAGCAGGAAGTTCTGCGTGCAACAGTGTTGGGCGGTATTGAGGACGCAAGGAGAGCAGGTCAAGAAGGTCGATTCAAAGATCAAAAAGAAGCATTGGCTAAAGTGGCAGACGCAAACAATAGGCTGGAAGAAAATAAACTTTCAACAGCAGTTGCAATTACCACCTCCAAAGAGGCTCAACGTCACAACATGACTGAGGAGCAATTTCGGCGTGAGCAGTTGCATTACACAAGAGTGGCCGCTGAAAAAGGGCCTCAGATTGAACAGAACTACAACTTCATCCGCAAGGCCAGACCTGATCTAACACCTGCCCAAGCCTATGACCAAGCAGTTCAATTAAGTCCTGGCGGCATTGCTGGCGATAGATTGCAGTCAAAAGAGATGCATGAGGCTCAATCAGAATACAAAGCAGACCCATTGACGGCATCTTTGGTTATGGATGTGAAGTTGGCTGGTAGTGACCAAGCCAAACGGAAAAAAGCCATGGATGCATTGAATGAGCATGAGCGTTCTTTCTATGCAAAGAAAGGTTTGACCCTACCCGGAGGATCAAGCGGTGCTTCCGGTGTGCCGTCCAATACAATCAAAGTTGATGCAAACGGCAAGCCAATCAATCAGTGAGAAATAAATGGCAGTTAACATCCAACTGGTTGATGGTCGTGTCATTCAATTTCCTGATGGCACAGACCCAAAGGTAATTGAGGAAACTGCACGAAAAGCTACCCAAAACCCGTTGTTTGGGGTTTCAACCCAGGAACTCAAAGAAGCCCCAAGCGCCCCATCCAAACTCAAGGATGTGGGCATTGCCGCCCTGACGGGCTTGGCAGGTGGCGCACAGTCCCTGACTGACTTATTCGGCGCAGGGAACATTGCATCCAGGGGCCTGTCCAGCGTTCAGCAATCAGCGCAGGAAGGTCTATCAGAGGCCCGTAAGGCAGAGATTGCCAGGGACGAAGAACTGAAGAAACGTGCCGAAGGTAGCTTCCTGGACGAGGCTGGTGCTGGCTTTCGCTCCTTTGCCAACGCCCCATTGCAGGAGGGCATCCAAGCCCTCTTCTCCTCCGCTCCAATCATTGCCGCAGGCGCTTTGACAGGTGGTGCTGGCGCTGTCCCATTGACTGCGGCCCGTGCAGGTCTTGCCGCCCGTGCGGCACAGGCTGGACGAGTCGCTACAAGCGGCACAGGGGTTGGTGCGGCCATGGGCCTGGGTGGTCAGAAGGGTCAGGACTACGAGACGGTCAAACGGGAACTGATGAACCGTGGCATGCCAGAACCCGAAGCAGAGGCCAAGGCCCAAGAGGCGGCGGCTTACAGTCTTCAGAACCTACCCCGTCAAGCTGTTGCCGCTGGTGCTGGTGCATTAGAAGGCCGCTACGGTGTTGAAGGTGCGCTGTCCAACTTTATGAAACAACGAGCAGCCACTGCTGCTGCCGGTAAAGCGTTTACACCAGAGCTACCCCCAGGCTACGGCAAGGCCGCAGTCTCATCAATATTTGGCGAGGTAATCCCCGAAGGCATCCAGGCCGCTACAGGGCAAGTGGGCACTAACATCGCATTGACGCAAGCAGGCATACCAACTGATGCTCTTCAAGGTGTGACCAGTGCAGTGGCCCATGATGCCGCAGTTGCCGCTTTGCTTGGCACGGCAGTGACCCCGTTTCAGAAGGCCAACATGGTTCGGGAGTTCAACCAAACGATGGTCGAAAGACAGCAGAAAGCGTTTGAGGAAGAGGCCAAGAGGCGGGAAGAGTTTGAGCGCAAGAGGCAGGAAGAAATTGCCAAGACCCGCCAGGAGTTGGGCATACAAGAAAAGCCGCCATTGCTTCTGGAATCAGACCTGTATAAGGATGAAAAGACAGGGGAACTCAAGTCCAAAACCAAACTGGATGTTGCACCTCCCGTCACCGATCCATTGATTAACCCATTGGGTAACCTGACCAAGGATGAACTTGGTCAAGCTGTTGGTGTGTCTGATGTTTACAAGTTTGTAGACAATTACCGCCGAAAAAATAATTTACCCAAGCTTGAAACCTATTCCATTGAAGACCTGAAAGATGCCCAGCCAGGACTGGCAGAGGTTGGGGAGAAGGGTTCGCTTGAGTCAATCCTGACGTTTAAAACAGGGTACGAAGCCAACACACCAATAGCTGCCGAAAATGTTTTAAACACGGCTTTGCAGAAGAATGTTGAAACGGGAACCAAAGGGTGGAATGACTTCTTGGCCCGGACAACAGGCAACAACTCCCTAGACACCATGTCTGGCCCTGAGTTGCTTGCAGTCTCACAGGCTTTAAACAGATTGCCAGACCCGAAGCCAGAATCTGCGCCCATTATTCTGCCCGAAGGCACTAACGCCAAGCTGTTTAAACAGAGCCAATACGACCAAGCAATCAGCGCAGTTGATACTGCCTTGTCCGGTCAGGGTCTGTCCTTGACCCCTGGGCCAATGACTGAACAGGCCACGCTGGACGTAATCAAGCAGGCAACTGGCCTGACCTTGGACAAGCATGCCAAAGCCATTCTGGACACCGCAGTCAAGCAAGGTGACTTTGATCTGGAGATGACCCCGAAGTACGAGGTCACTGACCCAGCCACTGGTGTCAGGGTTGGTGACTTGTACGAAACCCGCACGGAAGCGCAGGCCGCTGCCAAGCCCAAAGGTTTAAACGTCAACGAGATAACGGAGAGCGCAGTCGTTGCGCCCAAGACCGCCACCACCCTGCCTGATGAGTTTGACATCCAAGAAGGCGAGTTCAAGGCTGGCGAAGCACCCGAAAGCTTTGACATCATGGCCGGGAATACGGTTCTTGCCAATACAGCGTCTTACGAAGATGCCGCAGGAAGAATTGAAGGCTTTACCAAAATAAGACAGCGGATGGCTGACCAAGCGTTAGCCAAGGTTACAAAACTGCAAGAAGAAATTGCCAACAGTCAGAGTGACCTTGAACAAATGGAAGCCAAGGGTCAGGCAAACACCCAAGAGTACATCAATGCCCGTGGCGCTCATGCAAAACTGCTTAAAGAGCAGGAAGTCAAAACAAACGAAGCATTTGACGAGGCAGATAAATATAACCCGGAGACAAATCCGATCTCCATCAAGCCCCGCAAGTTAGCTCCTGTTCGCCGCAGGGGCCTAACGGTGCTTCAGAAGGGCATCCCTTCTGCTACCTTCCCCACCCGGACAGCCGCAGAAGAGCACATCATCGCCAACATGTCTGATCAGCAACTCAAGAAGCTGACCAAGACTAAAGGCCGCAGAACATTGGCAAAACGGGCATTGGCCGAGTTGCAGGCCCGTGAGGACAAGAAGGCCGGGGTCACCAAAGGCTTTGCGGTCAAACGTTCTGAGATTGAAGCGGAGCCAGAGGTTTCCCAGGAGGTCAAAGACAAGATTGCCGAACTGGAGAAGTTTTTGCTCCCAGCCCTGCGTAAGCTGGGTTTAAACGATGTTGCCCTGAAGATTGAGCAATCCATCGCAGGCGGTAGGGCAGGAGGCTCCTACTACGAGAGCCTAATTAAGATTGCCATGGACGAGGAGAATCCTCTGTTGACCATGCGCCATGAGGCGTTGCATGCCCTGAAGGCTCTGGGATTCTTCACACCCCAGCAATGGGCCACCCTTGAGCGTAAGGCCCGGACAGAATGGGTGAACAAGTATCTGCGTCAGCGTAACGTGAATGGAGGGCCAATCCAGCCCAATGAGAATTCCCGCTACTATGCCTACGAGTTGATGAACATCATTGAGCCAACTGTGTTCAATGAGCAGAACCCTGACCAGCCCCAGAGAACGGTCATGTCCCAAGCGGACTTCATGGACTTGATCATTGAGGAAGCAATTGCTGATGCGTTTGCCGACTTCACTGTAAACAAACCCCCACCTGGGATGATCGCTGCGCTGATGCAGCGTTTAAACAAGTTCTTTGAAGCTCTGCGTAATGCCATGGCTGGCGCTGGGTTCCAGACAGTGGATGACATCTTTGGCAAGGTTGAGGCCGGTGAGTTGAAGGCCCTGGGTCAAGGCCCCGCTGGAGCCAAAACAAAACTTTCGGTGACTGCCGAAAAGGTTGAAGAAGTTGACCCCAAAAATGTTGGCAATATTGTCACCAATAGCGCATACAAAGATGCCGGTATTAATGTACTAGGCTCCCAGATTGAAAAAACTTCAAAGCCACTGGAAGTTGATGATGTTGGCAAATTGTTTGACGATGCGTATATGGCAGAGTTTGGCAAAGCTGGCGATTGGCGCAACCCCGTTGATTTTAAACGTGCTGTAGTGCAGGCTGTAGATGAGCTTAAAGTCCAAATGCAGCAGGCAAAATCTGGTCTAGATTGGTATGACGAGGATGTTGCTGAAGCGTTTAAACTTACCCAGCGTTACATACCAAGTTTAAAAAATCCTGAAAAGCGTGCTTTGTTTTCGGTTATTGCAGGGATCATGTCCCCCAGCACTAACGCAAGAGACAACTGGGTAATTGCCGCCCAAGCCTATCAGCACTATGAAAAAACAGGAACTTTGCCTGGAACCAATCCTGCAACAGGTGGGCTTTGGATGGGTGGCCTGGAATCGGCCAACAAGAAAAAACAATTGGACATGCTTAACGCAATGCTTCAACCAAAATCAAAGGGTGGCTTGGGTGAGAAGGGCGCTGTTGAATGGTTGCAGGGCGTGCATACAGTTGCAGAAATAACAAGTTTTCGCTCTAAATACGGCGGCATGGGCAAGTCTAGTACTGGTGGCAAAGCAACAGATATTCTGCCCGGCTTTACAGCCTTTGGCCCAAAAGTTGGGCCATTCGTTATGAACATAAATGGTATACACGAAGTAACTGTTGATGTGTGGATGACACGCACCTTCAATAGATATTTTGGACAAATGATGGGGCCTGATGGTAAGATGGTTCGTGCCCCAACAGAACCACAACGTGTTGCAATTAAAAACCTCGCAGTTTTAGCAGCACAGCAACTTGGTATTAAGCCTTACCAAGTGCAGTCAATGCTTTGGTTCATGGAGCAGCAAATATTTAACAAGCTTGGAACAGGAGCGAAAAGCTATGGGTTCAGTGACGGGGCAACCAAGTTCAGCGAAACGCAGGGAGGAGTTGGAGTATCAAAAGTGCCTCCTGCAAACATCGGCGCTAATGCGACTGCGAACAAACCAACCAGAAAGCAAGCTGTCGGATCTGGCGTTCAAGCGGGTAAACTATCAGTTAGATCAACTGGACAAGAAGTAACAGATGAAAACATACGATCTGCAAAACCTGCCATTCGACCCGGCGATCAAGGCGGGAGAAGAGTCACGGAAGATCAATCAGGACGAGGAAACCGAGGAGGACGGGATTCGGGCCGAGGCACTACGCCGCTTGCAGGTGCGCCAACTGTCCAAGGGGCGACAGGGCCAGACCCAGAAATAGTTAGTGTTGCCGAAGCATATGCGGCAAAAAACAACATCCCATATTCACCGCAGGAATCCTACGTTGAAGTAGATGAAGATCGTGCAAGGCGGCTGGCACAGGCATATGAAGACATGCCCCATGCGCCAAAAGATCCCGCTGTACAAGCGGCGTATAAAGATTTGGCTGAACAAACCAGGGCGCAATATGATGCGCTTATAGATGCTGGATACAAGTTCACATTCTTTGATAGCGAAACAGACCCCTATGATGGCAACCCATGGAACGCTATGCGTGATCTGCGTCAGAACAAGCAGATGGCCGTGTATGGAACCTATGACGGCTTTGGCACAGAAGGTCTTACAGACACCGCTGTTGAAGACAACCCCATGCTTGAAGACACCGGGTTGCGTTGGGAAGACCAAAACGGTGTTGATCAAATCGTTACCGCCAATGATCTTTTCCGGGCCGTGCATGATGCATTTGGTCATGGCTTAGAGGGCGCTGGCTTCCGTGCCAGGGGCGAGGAGAACGCATGGCAAGCCCACGCCAGATTGTTTACTGGCCCAGCACTCGCCGCCATTACATCTGAAACCCGAGGCCAAAATAGCTGGTTGAACTACGGGCCGTATGCAGAGAAAAACCAGAACGCCAAAGTGCAAGACACGGTTTTTGCAGAACAAAAAACTGGCTTGATGCCCGATTGGACTTGGACAGAAGGGTTGCCCAAGTTGAGCGTAAGAGGTAAACAGGGGGTAGTCCTGGGCACTTTACAACCTGGGGCGGCAAGCTTCAAAGGCGCTCACTACGGGAATGCCAAGGTAGACACCCTCAACGGGGACAAGTACGGCACAGGCATACGGGGCGCAGAACGCCGCCGTTTAGACGAAACCGGGGATGATCGCATTCGCCGCCGTGTGTATTTCTACGTTGCCAAGGAAGACGGAACAATGCCCACGCCAGAAGCTGGTCTGGGCCAATACGTTTACACGCAGCAGTTTGACAACATCCTGCCCCCAGGCGCAGAGATGAGTAAGCTGTACAGCCAAGCCAATGCAAACTCCAACCAGTTTGAATCGGCAGTGGTTGATGCTGGCTACGATGGATATGCCATTCCAAACATGGGCATGATGGTTGTTCTGAACCACAACGCACCTGTCGAATACCGGGGAACCCGTGTTGAAATGGCAGAGCGGGGCGAGAAGTTAAGCATCCGTCCCCCGCCTTTGGTTGGTCGGATAGCCCCTAACACACCAGAATTTAAACGCTTCTTTGATGGCAGCAAGGCCATCAACGATGACGGCTCACCAAGACTGATGTTTCACGGGACAGTGGAAACGCCGGGCGAAGAGGGTAATTTATTTAGCGCCTTCAACCTGTCAGATGATGGAAAACTTGGCTCTGGCGTTTACACAACCTCTGTGCCGGTCTACGCAGAAACATTTGGGTTCTCACAGCCTGCGCTGATGCCCCTGTATTTGTCGGCCAAGAACCCCTACTACATCGAACTGGGAGACTTCCCAACCCGGATGAAGGGGGATAACCTTGCCCTGACGGACGATGCCTTCAATGCCCTGGAAACGCAGATGAAAGAGGCCGCTACCAAGCTGTCAGGTAAACGCCTGATGGACTTGGAAGGCGGTCAAGTAAGGAAGATGTTTGAGAAGGCTGGCTATGATTCCATCATTGCCAGGGACAGCTACGGCAACATCATCGAAGCCCTTGCGTTTAAACCTGAACAGGTTAAGTCAGCCACCGGCAATGTGGGAACCTACGACCCCACCAACCCTGACATTCGTCTGAGCGTCCGCAACATCATCGGTGACCAGAAGGTCATTGATGCTTATCTGTCCAAGACTACGGCACGGGAAGAGAAGGGCCATGCGGCCCGTATGCTGGATGCCATCACCCCGCCCACATATACATCTCTGCGCCAGATGTTCCTGAATCAGTACGATTCACTGGCCCGGTTGGATAACCGCTATGCCAAGGCCAAGGGCATCGTGCGTTTGATGGCCGACTCCAGTGCAGAGGCGGCGGCGTTGATGTCCGACATGGCCGCTGGTGTTGCCGCACGGGTCATCGGAATGGGCGGTAGCCCAGGTGGTGCTCCCGTGTATCGCAACGGCGCTACCTACATCGACAACAAGAATGGCACGATCAAAGGCCCAGCAGAAATCTTTGCTCCCCTTGCAAAGCGTAACGACCCTGAGATCTACCAAGCCTACCAATACTGGGCCGGTGTTCAACGTGGGTCACGCTACATGCAGAACCCCAATGGAACCTACGAGGAAAAGCTATTCAACGACCCAAAAGACATTGCCTACGCAAACCACCTCCTGACAAAGTTTCCTGAGTTTAAACAGGTGCAGGCCGATTGGAACCTCTACAACGATGGGCTTGTGGACTACATGGTCAGCACAGGTGTTATTTCCAAAGAGGGTGGCGAAAAGTTTAAAAAGTATGGGGACTACATCCCCTTCTACCGCCAGCTTGAGGGCGAAGAAACCATTGGCCCGAAGGTGTTCCAGAACATCTCTGGGGTCAAGCCTCCCAAGAAGGCAAAGGGTAGCGAGGCTCCATTGGCTGACTTCCTGGAGACAGTTGTAAGGAACACGCAAGCCGCCATTCAGGCGGGGATGAAGAATGCCGCCGCTATCCGCACTATGGATATGTTGCTTGACCCACAGATTGATCAGGCCACAAAGATCAACAAGCCTCAAGGCATCAACACCGTCTCCCTTTTGCGGGGCGGCAAGATTGAGCATTACCATGTAAACGACCCGCTGCTGGTGGACAGCCTGAAGAGTTTAAACCTCGCCAAGCTCCCAGGTTTGGGATTCCTGTCAGGCCCCGCCAATCTTCTGCGTACTCTGGTAACCAAAGACCCAGGGTTCATGCTTGTCAACTTGATGCGTGACTCCATGTCTGCATGGGTGACCAGCGGTCAGGACTTCAAGCCCGGCATTGACACCATTCGTTACTTTGGCAAAGCACTGGCCGGGAACTCACCAGAGGTTGAGGCCATCCTAAACTTTGGCATGGGTGGATATGATTTTTCCAAGAATGTGGAAAAGAGTGGCCGGGACTTGGCCGCAACCCTGAAGAAGAAAACCCAGGGCAAGCGCACGTTTGGTCAGAAAGTCCTCAATGTAGCCCCATCCTTGTGGGAAGCCTTGGAAAAAGGCACAACCGCATCGGACATGGCAACCAGAGCGGCCATCTACAAGAGCGTGATGAAGGAAACGGGCAACGAGACTGAGGCCCTGATGCGTGCCCTTGAGGTGATGAACTTCAACCGCAGAGGAAACTCAGTTGTGGTGCGTATAGCCACAGCCGCCATTCCCTTCTTCAACGCCCGTATGCAGGGCCTGGATGTGCTGTACCGTGCAGGTATACGCCCGTACAAGAGACAGCTTGTAAACCTAGCCTCAGATGTTTTGAAACTGGGCTTGGAAAAGCAGGAAACTACAGACTACGAGAAGCAGATTGCCAAGACATTTGCCATCCGTGGTCTAGCCATGATGGCCGTGTCATCTCTGTACTGGGCCATGACCCATGACGATGATGAGTACCTTACCCAGGAGCAAGAACTCAAGGACAACAACTTCCTGTTGCCCAGCCTTGGTTTAAGGCTCCCAATCCCGTTTGAGGTGGGTGTGATGTTTAAAGTCATCCCAGAGCGGTTGTTGGAACTCAGCTTTGGCAAAGACACGGGCAAGGACTTCAGCGAGGCAATGGTTCGCAACATCAAGAGCAGTCTGTTCATGGACTTGATGCCACAGACGATCAAGCCCATCTACGAGGTCACCACCAACTACAACTTCTACACCCGCCGTCCCATCGTGGGGCAGGGCGCAGAAGGCATGGCCGCTGAATATGAAGTGGGGCCGGGTACGTCCTCCTTTGCAGAGGGCCTTGGCAAGACGTTGGGGTATTCACCTCTCAAGCTTGACCACCTGATTAAAGCCTACACCGGAACTATTGGCACATATGGGGTTTTTCTCATTGATAGCGTTATCGATGCAAACAGTAATGTGCCAAAAGCTTCACTGCGGTTTGAGCAATTGCCGTTCTTCAGGCGCTTTACCCTTGATAAGGATGCCCGTGGGAAACAGACGGCCTACTACGACCTGAAGAACTCAGTGGATGAGGTTGTCCGCACCGTCAATCACCTGGAGAAGGCCGGGAACTACGAGGAGATGGGCGAGTACATGCAGGACAACATGCGAATCCTTGCGGCCAAGGACTACATCTCTGCGATTGACAAGGAGATGAAGTCATTCCAGGAGATGGGCAACATGATCCGCAGTAGCAAGATGAGCGGGGACGAGAAGCGGGATGCCCTGCTGGCCGTCACCCAGGCCCGGAACAAGCTAACCGGGAACATTCAGGAAATCAAGAAGATGATAGCTTCAGGTGATTGAACTCAAATAACCACCCAATTGTTTTTCGGTGAGCTTCATCCCAGGCGTTTAAACGCATCTCCTTGGACATCGACTTGCCCTGGTCAATTTCCATGTGGCAGTGGTAGCAGAGCGCCGCAATGCGGTAATCATGGGCCTTCAGCCCCCTGCCCTTGCCGTCCCGTAGCTGATTGGAGTGAGCGGCCACTATCGTGCCGTTCTTGACTCCGCATAGCTGACAGGGCGACTCCCGGACGATCTCAAGGAGTTTTTGGTTACGGTACATCATGGGTTTTTCTTTGGCCGTCCACGCCGCCTGTGTTTATCCCTTGGGGCGCTGGTAGGTTGCTCAAGGGTGTTGAAGCGGTGTTCGTTGAAGCATTCTCGCATTCTGTTTACACGGGCATCCACCCTGCGTTCACTTCGTACAACCACTGTCTCGGCTCCACACTGGGGACATTTCATTTCCCCTCCTTGGCTTGTTGCATGTGACGCAGGGCGTTGAACAGCAACTTGGACTCGGCCATGGCGTTTAAAGCCTCGGCAATTGCACCGTCAAGGTCATTGTCCAGAACCTTGTCATGTGCATTCTTCAGGGCCTTCTCGGCCATCATGCATGGGTACGCATAGTCAATCATTTAAACACATCCC